CCGCCCGAGGTGCGCGAGGCGCTCGGGCTCGAGTTCCTGCAGGAGATCACCGACGCGGCGAAGGCAGCCGCACCCACCGACACCGACGCCGCAGACCTCGACGCGGCGCTCGGCTGACACCCCGCGCCACGGCGCACCACACGGAGAGAGACATGATCACGACCATCATCACTGGCAATGTCGGGCGCGACGCAGAACTTCGCAACGTTGGCGACGGACAGGTGCTGAACGTCGCAGTCGCGGCGGAGTCCGGGCGCGAGAAGACGACCATCTGGTTCGACTGCGCAGTGTGGGGACGGCGCGGCGAGGCGCTGGCGCCGCACCTGACGAAGGGCAGCAAGGTCACGGTCTCGGGCGAGATGACCCTGCGCGAGCACAACGGCAAGGTGTACCACCAGCTGCGCGTGCACGACATCGCGCTGCAGGGTGGGCGCCGCGACGACTCCGCCACCGCCCCCGCCCCCGCGAAGCGCGCCGCACCGAAGCAGGGCGGCGGGTCGTTCGGGGACGATGAGATCCCGTTCTGACCATGACCTGCGCAACCTGCCGACACTACCGCCCCAACCGGTACAACTCGCGCTGCACCCTGCACCGTCGCGAGGCACGCCACGACGAGCACTGCGGCGACCACGCCGAGGCACCGCGCGAGACGGTCGCGGAGTACCTCGCGCGCGGCGGCTCGGTGTACGTCGCAGCCCGTGCCGAGAGCGGGAAGGCTCACGATTCCAACCAGTTCGCGGCATCGCGAGCGCACGCCCAACGGATGAAGGCCCGTGCAGAAGCAGCCCGTCAGCGCACCGCGTGACCGTCGCGTCGGATGCCCGCCCCGCCCACCGGTCCCGCGTGGCTGTCTCGGTATCGAGCGCCACCGGGATCGGTGGGTTGCCGTTGTGCCGTGCGAGGACGACCCCGAGCGGGTTGTGTTCGTCGATCTGGCCGACGTGAGAAAAACGACATGACGTGTCGTTTTACTCTTGCAAAGGGCGCGGACCGGGTGCATAGTCTCTCATGTCAACGGGGCGCAGCGCCCCATCACCACACCGGAGACTGACATGACGACGCTTGCGACGATGACCGCCGACGAACTCCACCGCGAAATCAAGGCCAACGTTGATCTCTACTGGGCGGGCAAGATCCCTCACTCGCAGTTCACAGCCCGACAGGGTGAGTTGTGGCGGGCGATTGAGGCCAGCACCGAAACGGAAGAGCGCGTGCTGTATCTGATCCGCGAGAGCCAGAAGCAGGCCGGAATCTGCTGATCGACGCAAACCACCCCGAGCCCCGTAGCCTCACCGCACGGGGCTTTCGGGGTGTCACCACGACACGGAGAGACATGAACGATCACACCCTGCAGCGTCTCGGAATGCGCGGATACGACGCGCACCGAGGCCACTGGATCAGCGGACGACACGCGCGAGGGTGCTGGCTCGTGTCATGGTCCGGCGAAGCGTGGGAGGTCTGGTACGGACTCGACGCGCGCATCTACCGGACGACGCACGAGACGAAGCGCGAAGCATGCTGGGCGGTGCACGCCAGAACGGAGCGGATGATTTCGGACGATCCGCAGTGGGAGGACGAGCGGCCATGAAAACCCCCAGGCACATCGCACACGAGAACGCGCGGCAGTGGGGCAGCGACCTCACGCGCGACCGGTTCCGGCACGCGCTGACACTCGACGAGGCAGGCGACCGCGCCGGGATGTCCGGTCACACCGTCAGCCTGATCGAGCGCGGGCTCGGCACCGTGCCGTCCGTCGCGCGCTGTCTCGACGCATACGGCACGCCGCGCCCGCACCTCGCAGAGTCCGTCCGTGACGCCGCGTGGGACGTGTACGCGATGGACCGTGACAGCGAGGGATTCGCGACCGTGCTGGCGTGCATGAGCGAGCGACGATTGCGCCGCCTCGCAGCTGGCGCACCCGCAACGATGGTCGACGTTGGCGCGCTCGTGCTCGTGCTCGGGTGGCGCGACGTGATCGGGAGGGCGTCGGCATGACATGGACACGCAGAAAGGTCAAGATCAACCAAAGGCACCGCGAGCCGATCGAGGTCAACGGCGTCGTCTCGCCCTCGGGACGCTGGCACGTCCGACGCGCGCACCCGTCGTCCTGGGCGGTCACGCACGCCCCCACGGGGCTGCTGGCGTTCACGCGCGACGGGACGCGCCGTGACACGCTCGCGTGGCTGGACGATCTCGACGCGCGGCTCGGTCCGGTGACCGATGCCGAACTGGACGGGGCGACGGCACACAGGATGATCAGCGAGGGGGTGGCGATGGGAGGTGAATCACACTGGACACTGCACGACTACCAGCGCATGGCGCAGCGAACGACGAGCCCGTACACGCCAGCCGTGCACAGGCTGACGATCTCTGCGCTCGGGCTGGCTGGCGAATCTGGCGAGGTCGTCGAGCACATCAAGAAGTTCGCTGGGCACGGGCACCCGCTCGATCGGGACCGGATCGCCAGCGAACTGGGAGACGTGCTGTGGTACGTCGCTGACATCGCAGCGTGCATCGGCGTGTCGCTTGATGACGTGGCGAAGATGAACGTTGACAAACTGGCAAAGAGATACCCAGATGGGTTCACCACAACAGCCTCAATGGAGAGGCGTGACGACCGTGGAGGGTCATGAACTACGCAAAGTACATCGAGACGAAGATGCGCGAGGCGCCCGCGTCGGGATTCGACTGCGGCGATCTGAACTCGCACCTGTTCGACTACCAATCCGCCATCGTTCGGTGGGCGCTCCGTCGCGGACGTGCCGCGATCTTCGCTGACTGCGGAATGGGCAAGACGCTGATGCAACTCGAGTGGGCTCACCGCGTGCACGAGCACACCGGGATGCCGGTGCTGATCCTGTGCCCGCTCGCCGTGGCGGAGCAGACGTCGGAGGAGGCGTCGCGGTTCGGCATCGACGCGGCGGTCTCGCGCGACGGAGTCATCCGAAGCGGTATCGTGATCACCAACTACGAGCAGCGCGACAAGTTCAACGTCGACGAGTTCGCAGGGATCGTGCTGGACGAGTCGAGCATCCTGAAGTCGTTCAACGGCAAGACGCGCACAGAGCTGCTGATGATGTCGGAGCGGGTGCCGTACCGCCTGGCATGCACGGCGACGCCCGCGCCCAACGACCACACCGAGCTCGGCAATCACGCACAGTTCTGCGGGATCATGTCTCGCGAGGAGATGCTGGCGTCGTTCTTCATCCATGACACGGGCGGCAACGTGTCGGACTGGCGACTCAAGGGTCACGCCCGCGAAGCGTTCTGGCGATGGGTCGCGACGTGGGCGATCTGTATCCGCCGCCCGTCCGATATCGGATTCAGCGACGACGGATTCATGCTGCCGCCGATGGACATCGTCGAGCACATGATCGAGGCGGACCGCACCGCAGATGGCGGCACGCTGTTTCGGATGGAGGCGCGCACCCTGTCCGAGTTGCGCGCCGAGTCCAAGCGCACGATGCCGATGCGCGCGTCCACGATCGCGGAACTCGTCAACGACAGCGACGAGCCGTGGGTCGTGTGGTGCCACACCAACGCGGAGGAGGATGAACTGTCGCGACTGATTCCCGACGCGGTCACTGTGCGCGGCAGCGACAAGCCGGAGCAGAAGGCGGCCCGGATGCTCGGGTTTTCTCACGGAGACCATCGGGTCATCGTCACCAAGCCGAGCATCGCCGGATTCGGCATGAACTGGCAGCACTGCCGAAACGTCGCATTCGTCGGGCTGACGCACAGCTATGAGCAGTTCTACCAGGCCGTGCGTCGGTGCTGGCGATTCGGCCAGAAGTCGCCGGTGAGCGTGCACGTCGCGTTCGCTGACACCGAGTCGGCAGTCGCCCGATCGATCTCGAGAAAGCAGGCAGCAGCGGATGAAATGGGGGAGGAGATGACGAAGGCAATGCGAGAGACGAGCATCGAGAACGTGTCGAGTCTGACCGCCATGCGCGACGAGTACGACGTCGACGTGTATCGAGGTGAAGGGTTCGAGCTCCACAAGGGCGACAGCGTCGAGAAGCTGCGCGACGTCGAAGACGACAGCGTCGGCATGATGGTGTTCAGCCCGCCGTTCGCGTCCCTGTTCACGTACTCGAACAGCCCGCGCGATCTCGGCAACTGCGAGAACGCGGACGACTTCGCGGTGCACTTCGGATTCATCGTCGATGAACTGTTCCGCGTGCTGATGCCGGGCCGAATCTGCGCGGTGCACGTCATGCAGCTGATGGCGTCCAAGTCCCGCGACGGGTACGTCGGGGTGAAGGACTTCCGCGGCGACATCATCCGGCTGTTCGAGTCGAAGGGATTCGTCCTGCACTCCGAGGTCTGCATCTGGAAGGATCCCGTGACCGCGATGCAGCGGACGAAGGCGCACGGCCTGCTCTACAAGACGCTGTGCAAGGATTCGGCGCGGTCACGTCAGGGACTCGCTGACTACCTGTGCGTGTTCCAGAAGCCCGGCGAGAACCCCGAGCCCGTATCGAGCGGCGGCGAGCGGTTCGACTCGTACATCGGAGAAAGCGGCCCGGACGGCTCGCCCGATGACGACGCGCGCCGATACAGCATCGACGTGTGGCAGCGGTACGCCAGCCCGGTCTGGTTCGACATCAATCAGACCCGCACGCTGAACTACCGCGACGGGCGAGACGAGGACGACGAGCGCCACATCTGCCCGCTCCAACTCGACGTCATCGAGCGTGCGATCCACCTGTGGAGTAACCCCGGAGACCTCGTGCTGACGCCGTTCATGGGCATCGGCAGCGAGGCGGTGTCGGCGGTCAACATGGGTCGACGCGCGTGGGGCTGCGAACTCAAGGCAAGTTACTTCGAACTCGCGTGTCGAAACATGGACGAGGCGGTCAAGCCCGACGCGCAGACGTCGCTCCTCGACCTCGTCTGATTCACACCTCGCACCACATCGGCATCGGCAACCGCCCCGAGTGGTGAATCCGCCAGCAACCCACCGCGCGCCGTGCGCCGGTGTAGTGCTTCGCGGCGTGCCAGTCGTCCGCGCTCGCGGGCGACGCCATGCACACGGTGAGCACGCCGTGATCGTCCTGCCATGCCGCGCTTCGGCTGTGCAGGTGACCGTGGGCGACCATCGCGTGCCGGATGTCACACGACGCGGGCGCCTCGCGTCGCAGCGTGGCGGCAGCCCTTCGCGCGTCTGCGCCGTCTCCGTGGTGCAGCATGAGCGGCACGGACCCGACCGCCAGCACGCGGTGCGGGGTCTCGTCGTCATCGACGGTCACGCGGTCCTCGTCGCGGTACCGCTGCGACAGCGCGAGCGCGGCAGCGTGCCCGAGGATGCGGTCATGGTTGCCAGGCACGTGCACCGCCAGCACGGGCGCGCTTTCGGCCAGCAGATCGATCAGCCCTGCCATCAGCCCGATGTACGCCGCCAGCGCCTGTCCCGTGGACCCGACCGACTGCGCACCCTGTGGCGTGCCGCTGGTCGTCGTCTGCCCGTAGGTGTCCGAGTGCAGACCGTCCGACCCGATGACGACGATCCATCGTGCGGGCGCGGTGCCCCACGTGCCGATGACGTCGTCGGGGATGCGGTGCAGCAGGTCACGCAGCCCCGCCACCTGCGCCGCCAGCGTGTGGTCCTGCCCCGCGGTGCGCTTGCCGACGTGCATGTCGGTCGTCCCGATCAGCACGTCCCACGCGCCACGGTCGACGGGCTGCGGGCGGATGTTCGGCTCGGGGATGCCGAGTTCTTCGACCGCCTCGCGCAGCGCCTCGCGCAGCATGCGCCACCGCTGGGCGTCCTGCCGCGTGCGTCGCCAGTCCGCGCGCTCTGCCCTGACCAGCGCCTCGCGCTCTTTGCTCCGCAGCGCGTCCGCGGTCAGAGCGTCGACCGTCGACCCCGCGATCTCCTCATCCGTCCACGGTGCCGACGAATGCGTCAGCGCCAGCGATCGGCGCGTCGCCTCAAACGTCGCCCGATCGATCTCGAACTCGCGGCAGACCTCCGCGATCGTCATTCCGCCCGCGGTGTACGCGCGCCACAGCGACCGCACCCACGCACCGGGGCGCACCAGCTGCCCGCCAGCGGGCGGACACCCGATGATGTACGTGTCGGACGATCCGACATACACGTAGCCGTCGCGGTGGACTTCCTCGCCCGTGGTGCGGACCTGCTCGTCTGCCGCAAGGTGCAGTGACGCCGCCTCGGTCTCGCCCGTGTCGCCTGCTTCGCGCGGCGCATCACCGGGGTCCGAGGCGGCGGGGCACCAGTACTCCCACTGGTGCCCATACTCGGGATGTCTGCGAGCCCGCACGGTGCCCGCCGCGCGTCGGTCGCGCAGCGTCCGGGGGCTGATCTGGTAGTGTGCTGCGGCTTCGCCTGCCGCGCACCATCGTCCGTCGTCGCTCACTGTCGCGCCTCGATGCGCACCACGCGATCGTTCAGGTCTGCGACGCGCCGGTCAAGTTCGTTGTGGCGCTCGTGCGTCACGTAGCTCGACACAATGTGCAGCCGCAGGTCGTCGATCTTCGTCGAGACGGCGCGCAACTGCGAGCCGAGCCACCACGACATCGCGCCAGCAGACGACACAGCGCCGAGTACCAGCACGACAGGGACGGTGAGCGATTCGATCGACATGGGGTCAGCTCGTGCAGTAGGCCGCCACGCCAGCGAGGATCGCCAACGCGACGCACAGGGGTATCAGATCCATCCACACAACTTGTCGGGGACAGGGAAGCAAACCGGCATGACAGGCGTGCGGACACAGACGTGCCCCGCCTTGCATGACGCGGACAGCCCCCACCCGTCGACAGTGACGCCCGCGGACTGCTCCGCGGTGTCGACCTGCGCAACGATGGGCGCACCACATCCAGCGAGCATCAGCCCGCACACGACGACGAGAGTGCGCATCACTTGCCCCCGTTCGGCGTGCGGTCTCGCAGGTCGGGGGTCCCATCGCCGTCCGTGTCGCGCCACATCAGCGCCGCGACAGCGGTGAGCCCCGCAAGCGCCATCTCGTGCCACGGCGCACCGCGCTCGATCATGCCAGCGATCAGGGTCAGCAGACCCGACAGCGCGGCGAGAATCAGTCCGAGATTCACGTATCGCATCACAGCCTCTCAAGCATCGGTCGAATGAATCCGATCAGCCGCGGGTCGTCCAGCCGGTACACGCCGCGGTGTTCGTACACCCCGTCGCCCTCCGCACTGTCACCGCCGGTCGTGTTGCCGCCGATGGTGTCGATCGTGCCGTCACCGTTGACGCGCCGCACGATCTCCATATGCCCCGGCATCGTGCCGCCCGCGTGCACCGTGGCGACGTGCCGGGCGTCCCGCACAATGCACATCAGGTCACCGGGCTGCGGGGTGCCGGTCACGCGGTCGCCCTCGTGCGCGTTGATCCACGACCGTGCGACACCGCCTGACGTGTACGACACGACGCGGCACCCGAGCGCAAGCGCGGCGATGTGCCAGCACGCCCAGCCGAAGTACGCGCACCACGCGGGCGCGTCGTCGTCGTCGCCACCGCCGAGCCGGATGATCGCAGACACCCACCGCCCGCGGTTGTGGCCGTGCTCGCGCACTTCCATCAGCGCGAACGACCGCGCGACCAGCACGGCGACGACACCGGGCACGCGCTGCATGGTGCGGAGGGCTGCGGCGATCATGTGCCTGTCACCACGATCAGATTTTTGAGGTCCAGCGTCGGGATCCGGGTAGACCCAGAGAACCTGAACGCGCGCAACTCAAGGCGATTTGAAGAACTCGTTCCGTTCGTCCGCTGCGTCCCGTGGTACGCCGCGCCGTTTCGGTACGCCTGCGCCCACACGGTCTGCCCCTCGTCGACGGTCTCCCAAAGCGCGCCGCTCGGCGCGTCTGCCAGTTTAATCCCGCCATCTCGCACCGTCGACGGGTTTATCACGGTGGCCGAGTTGGCACGGAATGCTAGCCCGTCGTCGGCGTCGTACAGTCGCATCGCTTTGCTCCCGTCCGCGCAGAACCACCCAACCGACGCGCCCGACTCGCTCTGCCCCGTGGCGAGCGTGCGCACGTAGACCTTGGTACCGGAGGCTACAGCAGAAGAAAGCGTCTGGATCGCAGCGACCGCGCTGCTCGTCTCGGCCTGCAGCCGCGTCCATCCGGTGCCGCTGACATCACCCGTGATGCTCGCGGTGCCGCTTGTGCTGTCCGTCCATCCCTGATTGCCGCGCGCGGTCGCGTCTTCGTCGCCAACCAGAAACGCGGACACCGTGGGGGACGTCCACGCGGCGACGTCAGTCGGGATCCACAGCAGTTGCGAGCCCCCGCCCGCGCCCGCGTCCACCGTCAGAGACGTGTACTGATACACGCGGCCGTCCAACACGCCGTAGTCACCGACCGCGACGCCCGTGGGAACGTCGACGATGGACGTCAGATCCCAGGCGTTGGCATCGCCCGCATCGCCACCGCTCGGCGCAGTCGTCGTGCTGCCGTACAGAATGCCAGAGACGACGCCCATCAGACCGACTCGTCGGTCAGAGCGTACCACGTGACGCCGCACGCGGACGTGCTGGACGCGGTCGTCAGCCGCAGCGAGTTCGTCCCGGTGCCGTCCAGCAGCGCGCGCCGGTACGGACCCATGAGCGGCGACGACGCGCCCGACGCCAGCATCACGCCCGACGTGGACGCGGCAGCCATGCCGGGTTCGTTGATCGCGACGGTGTTCGACCCCGTGTTGTGCACGCGGCACACGTAGAACTCGATCCACGACAGCACGTCGCCCGACACGTCGGACGCGACGCCCCCGGTCGTGGCGGTGACGGATTCCTGCAGGATGGGTGTCATTGATTCCTCGGGTTCAGTCTGTGCCATATTGGCACAATCGGACAATCAGGGCAACCGCTAGGGTTCCTCGGTCAGCCACAGCGAGACGAGCTCGCCCGCTCCACCACTGCGCGAGCGCACGAATACGCCAGCGACGTACACCGTGTCGGACGACTGCGACGTGGTCGCGGTCGTCGTGCTCGCGCCGGTCGTCGTCGATGCACGCGAGACGGTCAGCGTTTCGACCGCCGAGCCCGCCAGCGTGGTCACGCGGACCTCTACGTCGATGTCGTCACCGATCACCGTCAGCCGCACATCCGGGCGCTGGTCGGGCGACTTGCGCCAGATCAGCGTATACTGTGCCGACCCCGGATAGCTCGTGTTCGTCGTCTGCACGAGCGGCGCCGATGCGTCACCGCCCAGCGTCGCGAGCACGCGCCCCTGCCTGCGGTAGATGAGCCGCGCGTTGACTGGCATCGCCCGCACGCCGTCGTCCGCAGTCGACCCGGACCGGATGGCGATCCCCGGCGTCACGGCGTACCGCTGCTCGAGACGCTCCCACGCGCCGGTGTAGGCGGTTGTCATGGCGTCACCTCGATACGTTCTGCGATGGTCACGGCTGCGACGTACGTGTCACCCGCCGCGCCGCTGCGAGTCGTGCCGATCTGGATCAGCACGTCGACGCCCACCGTCGCGAGGTCGGGCGATTCGATGGCGACGAACTGGAACCGCGACAGGTCCGAGTCTCGCCCGGCATACGACAGATCCCGCGCGCCCCACGTCAGCGCGCCCAGGCCGAACAGAGACATCAGCCCCGAGTCGTCCACGCTTGACCGGACCCCGCCAGATGTCGCAATCTCAATCGCGCTGCTGGATTCGGTCAGCGGCGTCCCGATGGTCGGCGCATACGGCGTGAGCGTCCAATCGAACGTGAGCGTCCGGTCGCCGCCCCGTCGCCCGAGCAGCACCCATGCGCGCCACGCGGTCACGTCCGCGCGCTGTGTCGCGTGGCAGAACCCAAACGTCGGCGTCACGCCGAAGTCGTGACCGAACGTGACGCCGCCCGCGGCATCGCGAGGCGACGGACACAGCACGTGCGGTGTGCGCTGGTATACGTCGGCACCGTACCGCGCCAGCCCACGCACGCCGCGCGCGTAGGCGGTCGTGCCGGTCTGATACAGCGACACGGGCGGGGGCGCGTCGGCGCCACCCACGACCGCCCACGACACCGCGCGAAGCGTGCACGTTGACAGCAGGGTGAGCGTCAGCGACTTTCCAACGCCATCGATGATCGGGCCACCGATCCGCGGGATGGACGGCCAGCAAATCAGCCGGTTGTATTCGATGCCCGTTGATGGACCCGCATCGCTAATGCGCCCGATGTAGTATTTGCCCAGATCGAGCCCGTCGCCATCGTATGCCGACAGGTCCAGCGAATAGTGAGTTACACCGGTCGGCGTCGAAACGTCGCGATCCGTGAAGATCGCGTTACCGCCCGCCCCGAGAAACTCGATATTCAGCGCGGTAGTCGTCGTCGCGCTCTCGGTCGACCGCATCCGCAGCATGCACCGCCACGCATCCGCGGGGTCCGGGCTCGCTGTGCGCGGCACGGTGCACGTGACAGTGACGGACGTGCCCGACGCCGCGGACACGGTGACGGTCGCGCCCGTGTTGCCCTCGACCTGCAGCGAGAAGTCCATGTCCGCGTTCGCCACGTCCATGTAGGTCGTGACGGTCAGCGTGTCGGCGCCCGGCACCGCGGGCACGATGAACGGCACGCCGAACCACTCATCCGGGTGCGTGCTCGCTGCGGCGGGCGACTCATACGACCACGACCCCGCGATCGTCCGGTCGTCCGCCAGCCCTGCGAGATTCGCCCGCGTCCGCACGCCGATCAGGCTCGCCGCGCTCGCGTCGTCTGTGCAGATGTCGTCGTCCAGTTCGGTGTACGCCATCGGTCAGCCCCACGTGAACGGGTCGTCGCCGCCCGCCCCGAGTGTACCAGAGAGGTCACGCGCGAGCCACGCATACCCCGCGCGGTACGCCGACCCGACGCCGTCCCACGTCCCGAGCGTCAGCAGGTCGCCCACCGCTGGCGTCACCGTCAGCCCGGTGATCGATACCGTCGTCGCGGTCACTGCCGAGACGGTGCCGGTATCCCGCACGGTGCCGGTAGAGTCCCGCAGCGTCACGCCCGCGCCGACCTCATACACCGTGGCGTCGCCCGTCGCGTCGTAGTCCGAGACGTCGACCGTTGCCGTGGGCGAGCTCCACGCGGTGATCTCTGCGGTGGGCGCCCACGCGCCGGGCTGGTACGTGCCCGCGTCGATGTGGACCGTCAGCGCCTGCGCGTCCAGCGTGTCGCCGCGTTCGACGACGAGGCCGCGCGCACCGGTCACGCCGCGCGTGCCGTCCGTGTCGTACACCGTCGACAGCGTGACCGCGACCACGTCGCCCACGTCGACCGACAGCGCGCGCGCCACGTCCATCTGCACCGCCACGCGCGGCAGCTGCGCAGACGCCAGCGCCTGACGCCAGCGGTCGACGCACTCCGCGTGCCGCGAGCCCCACGGGGTCGAGTCGATCTCGACGTCCTCGGCACCCCCGTTAATCTGCGCGGCGACGTCCGACACGACGCGATCGGTCGCCTGCTCGCCCTCGACCAGTGCGGACCGCAGCGTGCCCGCGCTCGATTGCGACCAGCCCGTGACCGCCTCGCGCCGCACCTGCGATTCCGCGATTGTCGTCGCGGTGCGCGACACGTCAGGCCAGTCGATGACCAGCGGGCGCCCCTGTGCATCCGGCACGATGGACAGCGCGACGGGCTGCAGCAGCGCCTCGACCACGTCCCCGATCGTCCGCGCGTCCGTGTCGTGCGGCAAGTAGTACAGATCCGACGCCTCGGTGCGGCTGCGCATCGTCGCGACGCCCGACGCCAGCGTGACCGCGTCCGCGTTCTGCACCGTCACGGCGCACGCGCCGCGCATCGTCGACGGGCTCGTGTCCTCGATGATGCTCGCGACCACGTCACCGGGCGACGTCGCAGACCACACGTCAGCGACCCGCACCGCGCGGAGCTCGGCAGGACCGGTCGGCAAGTCGAGCGCGCCCACGTACTCGTCACCGTCGTATGCCGCACGCACCGGAGGCGACCCGATCGTCAGCGTGCCCGACGACACCGCGCCCGCGACCAGCAGCGCGTAGTCCGTGCCGCCCGCACGCACGTCGCACCACGTCCACAGCGTGCCCGCGTCGTCGACGCCCCACGCTCGCGTGTCGACCTCGACATCCGCGGACAGCGTGCCCGGCGTCAGCGTCACGGGCAGCCGCAGCCCCGTCGCATCGGGCGGCGCGTACGGACGTCGCAGCGCGTCACCATACGCCGACCCGATGGTCAGCCCGATCGCGCCCGCGGACGTGGTCAGCCCCTGCACCGTGCCGCGGTAGAGTGTCGACACGCCCGCAGACGTGACGCGATACACCGTGCACCGTCGCCCGACGACGCCAGGCGGCTCGGACAGCACGACCGGACCGGGCGCCGTCCACGCGATCGGCGCGGCAGTCGTCCCGAGTTGCGCGCGCGTGACCGTGACGTCGGCGCCAGAGTGCGACGTGTACGACCACGCCTCGCCCGCGACGTACAGCAGATCGCCCGACGACGCGCCCGAGATCGTGCCGGTCAGCGTGATCGTCGTGTCGCTGGACTGCACGGGCTCGGACAGCCGCAGCGGCACGCCCGCGGAGTCCGCCCAATACGTCAGCAGACGCCGCACGAGCCGCGCGGTGTCAGTCGTGTGCGTGACCGACACCGTCAGCCCGGCGTCGCTGCCGACCGCGTCCGGGGGCGACCACTGCTGCGTGATGGTGCCGGGCACGTCCCGCAGTGTGCCAGCGTACACCGTGCCGACACCGGCAGGCGTCGAGACAGGCGTCGACGTGGCGAAGCCATACAGCCCCGATGCGTCGCCGTACCCGTCGACCGTCAGCACGTATGCGTCGGCGTATGCCGTCACGGGGTCGCCTCGCTGGTCTCGAGCAGTGCCGCCACCACGTTCCACCTGCGCCCGCCGACCGTCTCGCGATTGGCGTATCGGCTGCGGTCAAGGTCGCCGTCCTCGACAAACCGTACGTCACGTTCGGTGCCCATCGCGAGGACCAGCCGAAGATCGGCGCCCGCGGCAGTCTGGATCAGCACGTCATCGAACGTGCCGTACGTGTCCAGCGCCTCGCGGTTTGCCAGCGCCGAGAATCCGGCGTCAACGTATGCGACATAATCCCGCGACATGTCCGCGGATTCGACGTAGGGCCACGTGACCGACCACACGCGCCGCGCCGTCCACGACAGGCGGTCCCACGTGCCGGGGTCGTATGGGCTTCCGACCGACGTTCCGGGGTCGACATACGTGGGCTCGGCGTCCGCAGCAGGCACGCCCGGCATCCACGCGCCGTCAAAGTGGCAATCCGAAACGACGCCCGTCACGAGCGCAAACGTCAGCGTGTCCGTGCCCGACGTGCCGGACGTGTAGAGCCCGAGACGCCGCAGCGTGTCGACGGCTGCCTTGATCGAAATGTTCACCCCGCCGTTCGCGGTCACGGTGATCGTGTACGTGCCGGGCTTGCCGATCGCGTAGGTCGCTGACGCCGCGGTGATCTCGCTGTGCGTGACGAGCAGCGTCGCGAGACGGCCCGCCAGCGAGTCCGACGCGGCGTCGCCAACCGAGTCCGCGCCCCAGCCCCACGTGGTCGCGGCGGCAGCCGGGAAGGTCAGCGTCTCTTCTACGCTGTTCGCGTTGACATCGATGCCGACGCCCTCAAGGTCAATCGCCCACGAGATCAGAGGGTAGTAACTCACCGCAGGTACCCCTCGCGCTGTGCGGTCCGCACGTTGTCCGCGACCAGCCTGGCAGCCTGTCGCGGGTCGCCCACGATCCCGAAGTTGCTTTGCACGGTCGTGTTGATCGTCTGCGTCGGCGCGCTCGTCGGCGCGGGTGACGCGAGCCCGGAAGCGGCAGCGCCGCCCCCGCCCCCTGCGCCGCCACCGCCACCCGACGCGGACAGCGCCGCGCCGCCCGCGACCATCGCAGCCGCAGCCACAGCGAGACCTGCCGCGTTACCCTGCAGCCCCGGCACAAACGCCAGCGCGGCAGCCTCGAGCGCGTACCGCCCGCCCCGCGCGATCAACTCCTGCCCCAGAAACTGCCGGATGGCATCCAGCGCCGATTGCTGCCCGCTGACGACGCTGGCGAACGACGCGGTCACGGCGCTCGTGAAGTCCTGCGCTGCTGCGACGCGGGCGTTGAACGCCTCTTTCGTTGCTGCCGCCACGCGCTGCTGGTCCGCGATCTCGGCGTCTGCCAGCTTTCGGCGCTCGGCCTGCTTTGCGGCGTCGCCCTCTTTCAGCGTCTCAAGCGCGCCCGCAGACACGTCGGCGCCGAACTGCCGCACGCGCTCGGCAAGCGCCAGCGTGTCCGCGATGCTCGCGTTGATGCGGCTCGCCTCTGCTTCGACCGCATCCCCGGTCGTCTCGACCTGCCCCCGCAGCACAGGGAACACGGTGGACGCCTCGCGGATCGCGTCCGCGATACCGCCGATGGACTGCGAGAAGTCCGTGACCGCCTGCGATCGACGGTCAATCGACGCCATCGTGTCTTCGAAGTCGCGCTGGAATCCCTCCCGCAGCGCGTCGCGCGTCTCGAGAAGCCCCGCACGCATCTGTGCCGTTGACCGCGCGAAGTTGTCCGCGCCGTTGCCGAACGAATCGAGGCGAGAGATCACGCCCTCAAGTTGTCCGGCAAGCCCGCGTTGACCGAGCCCGATCGCGACCTGATATGCGGTCTCAAGCGCGCTGGATAGGTCGCGCGTCATGTCACGGATTGCGCGTGACACCGCCTCGACAGTCCGCAGCAGCCCGTCGCCGAGCGCGATTCCGAGTTCCACGACGCCGAGCGATAGCGCCTTTGCGGCGAGTTTCGCGAGCGCAAACACATCGACGAGCCCGTTGACGAACCGAACGCCCGCGACCGTTGCGTCAAGGAACCCGGCGAAAGCGTTGATCGTCAACGACCGGATCGCCGTTTCGTTCTCTGCAACGATGCGCGACAGGTCGGCCACGATCGCCTGCGTCGCGCCGAAGATCCGGTTCGCGTTGTCGCCCCCGATGATCGCCGCGCCGATCGATTCCTGCAGCCCGCGAAACTGCTCGGCCGTGCCCGCGACCTGCGCGCCGACGTCGGCATCCGCTGCGGCATACGCCCGCACCGATTCGGTCAGCCCGTCGACGACGCGCGTCAACGCCTCCTCTACCGTGCCGAGCCCTGCGACCCCGAGCGCCGCGCCGCCCGCCACGTCACCGATCCGGGACAGGCTCGCGCGCGTGCCATCTGCGGCGCGCTCGAGGCGAGACATCGCGCGGACTGCGTCGCTTGAGTCCGCGTCAAACTTGATCCGTGCGCCTACCGTCGTCGCCATCAGCCACCCCCCGCCGCGCGCTGCAGCAACTCGCGCTTGCGCTGCTCTGCCCACTGCCGGGCGTCGGCTGCTCGTCGGTGCTCACCGTGGCACACGCGCGCCAGCGACCACGCACGGGCGTCCAGCGCGTCAGGCGACACGCTGCCCCGGTCGATGTGCGCGCCGGTTTCTACCATGTCCCAGTACCACACCGGCACGTCCAGCACCGGGCACGACGCCGGGCGCCCGTCGCGACGGTACCGCGAGGGGTCGCGCAGCGGCTTCGGGCAGCCGCGCTGGATCCGGGTGATGTCGTCGCACTCCGCACAGACGTATCCTCGGCGGTTGGTCAGGCGAGCGAGACCCGCGACTTTCCCAGCACGTCCTCACCGGGCAGGCGCGACGCCAGCAGGTGCGCGGCGATCTGCGCGAGCACATCGAACGGCACCTGGTCGTCCAGCCACGACCGATCCCGGTCGCACAGCGGCGCGAGGAAGTCGAGGTGAACCGCCTGCGCATCCGCGGCGGTCTGTACCCCGGCGCTCGCAGCCATGCACGCCAGCACCTCGGACTGGCGCGGCGCACGGAAATCAAGCGTCACTTCACCTTCGGTCAGGCTCTCGAACGTGGCGGTCGGCATCGGGTCAGCTCCACGTGATGTAGACAGGATCCGGCACGGACTCGGTCGTGCCGACGATCTCGATGTCATACGTGCGGAACGTGTCGCCCCCGCGCTGCGGCAACCGGACGAACGAATCCAGCCACGCGAGCGTGACGGTGTTCGATTCGCCATCGGTGAACGCCAGAGACCGCGATTCCGTCGACGTGCCGAGCGCCTCGCCCCACACCGTCAGCGCGGTCTCGTCGTCGGCGTCGATGGTCACGGACAGCACCGGACCCGTCGACGACCGCGCGAGAAACGATGCGTCCATGCCGCCCGTCGCGGTCGCGACCTGCCGCGTCACGAGCTCGGTGCCGTAGTCCGCAGAGAACGCGGACAGGCCGGTCAGCGTGCCCGCAATCCCCGACGTGAACGAGACGGTGGGCTTGAACACGCTGGGCGTCGGCTCTGCGCCGTAGGTCTCGGCGCCGTTCGTCACGGTGCTGGCGACCGGCGTCTCCCACTTGCCCTCGATCGTCCACGTGTGGACCAGTCGCCCGCCCGCGTCCGCCTCGGTCGTGACCGTCGCAACGCCGTCGTAGAGGACGTGCTTGTTCCCGCCGATCTCGTCCAGCTGGATCGTCACATACGTCAGGTCCGTGCCGAACACCTGCCCCGCGCTCGGCGTCCACCGCACGCGGTCCGGGGTCGTCAGCGCCTCGACCTTGCCCGACGCATCCCACAGGGGCGCGAGCGGGCTCGTCGTCTCGTCGGTCAGGTCGGTGAACCCGTAGTCCTCGGTCTGGAACTGGACGCGCCAGCCCTGCGAGCCGACCACCGGACGCACGACGCCGCCCGCACTGGACGACATGTCGCCGCGTTCGATCAGCTGCTCACCGATCGGCTCCCACGTCGGGACGCCGAGCACCCGCAGCGACGGGTCGGTGCCGATCGTGATGGTCGCGGCGGTGCCCGCCGATCCCTGTGACTTGACCGTGACGACGGTCTGACGTGACTGCAATGGCATGGCGTGTGCCTCCTATCAGACGGGCAGCGGACCCATCCGCATCCGTTGGTTTGCGAGCATGCGAATCTGAACGGCCTGGAACCACTGGCCCGATCGTTCGTCCTCGAACACGAGTTCGGTATTGATCGTCTCGGGGCGGCATTCATACACACCGACCGCTGCCCCGTAGTCCGCGGTGGGCAGATACAGTTGCAGCGCGTAGGCGATCCCCCAGCACAGGATCCGCCGCGCGTCGCTGTATCCGTCGACGTCATCGGCGCCCGAGTAAGCAGCCATCAGCACGCGGGCGACCATCGTGTGTTCGACGTACCACGCGCCGAACGCATCCGCCTGGCCAGCCGTCGACGGGTCGCGCTGCGTCGATTCGACGTACAGCTGCACCAGCGGCGTATCCGACAGCACGACTTCGGGGACCTCACTGCGGATGATGCTGCGGACGTCGGGCACGGTCACGCCGTGCGCCGTCTCGAGCGCATCCAGAACGGTCGGCAGTTCGGTCGTCAGGACCGCTTCCGCCTGCTGCAGCAGCGTTACCGCATTCCAGTCGATGCCAACGGTCATCTGCCCAACCTCCGACGCACCGCGGCGCTCGTGAGCCCGACGCGCGCGCCGGTCCCGAGTTGCCGCGCGACCTCTGCTGCTGCGAGTTGCACCTTGTGGCGCGTGACGTTGGTGAACCGCTGCCCGAGCGACAGCAGCGGACGACGCGGGATCGCGTATGCGCCAGCCCACAGAGGGGAACGCCCGGCGCCGCGGTCATGGCGCCACGCATACGGCACGTCGGTCCCGGTCGTCAGCGTGCGGCGCGTCGGCTCCCACACGGACAGCGGGTGACGCGACGACACCAGCGACGGATAGAGCACTTCGCGCCCCGGCTGCCACCGCAGCGGCACCGCAGCGAATCGCGGGTTGGTCAGCAGACGCGGCTTGATCCAGCGATACGCGCGGCGCTCGGCGGTGTCCTCGTACTGCGGCCACGGCGTGCCGTTGCTTCGCCCCTGCGTGTGGAACATCCGGCGGCGCGACGTGTACCACTCGCGCTTGAGCGACGCCCACAACGGGCGGAAGTCCCGCACCGCGCCGATCGCGCCTTCGATGCCGTCCAGCACCTGCCCGAGGTCGTCCGAGACTGTGAGGCGAAAGCCTGCCATCAGAGCGACCCCGACCACGCGAGACGCTGCCCGAGCCCCTGCGAGTCCAGCGCGTCGTCAATGAACGATTCACGCGTGACGTGCGACGCCGGATAGTTCGCGGCGCCGGAGTCGGTCGGGCGACCATCCGCCAGCATGCGCGACACCTCGGACGACAGCCGGTCCCACGTCTCGCGGGTGCGCCGCTCGTATGCCTCTGCGAGGTCCGTGGCGGTCCGGTCACGCGCCAGTAGCACGTCAGCCGCAACCGCGTAGATGATCCACCGTCGCGCGATCTGGTACACCTGCAACGTCGCGTCCGCCGACACCGTGTCAACGTCCACGCCCATGTCCCGCAGCGCCGCGGACAGTTCCGCGCCGCGCTCGGTGATCATCTCGCCCACGACCGTCGACGACGGCGACGTGGTCGCGGTGATGTCGAGGCGGTGAGCCCGCCCGGCGATGTCCGCCGCCAGCACGCCGAATGTCGCGATCGTCGCCATCAGTCGCCCCGCAGTGCAGCGATTAGTGCCTCGCGCGTGGCGGTCCGGTACGTCAGCGCGGTGCCGTCATACATACGCCACAACTCGGCGCGTGTCATCTCGTCGAGTCCGTCAGACTCGCCCGGTTCTGCCCCCGCCGTGTCGTCCACGACAGGGGCAGCGACGGGCGCCGAGTCCCGCACCGCAGACACCAGGCCGCGAGCGAGCGCGCTGTGCAGCGCGTCCCATTCGGGCAGGGTGTCCGCGTCGCACTCCCATTCGTCACCGGGTCGCCTACGCGTTCCGGCGGTGATCAGGGCGTACGTGCTGTGCGTGACTCGGTATCGCATGATCAGGACAGGAGGTCGTAGGCGAGGTAGCCCGCACCGGCGTCGGCCACGTGCACATCGTAGTACGCGTCGGCGTACATCCGAAGACCCGGCATCGCCTCGACGCGCTCGGAGCGCATGTCGAGCGGACCGCCCGAGTTGTCGGACGGCACGATGGTCTTGAGGAACGACTTCTCGAGCCCCGAGCCCGGCACGGTGAACGCGATCTTCCCGCTGAAGATGTCGGTCTTCGTCCCGTTCGCCGCCTTGTACTTGCCGGTCACGTAGTTGACGTTGCGCGTGCCGGGCAGGTAGTCCCGGAAGAACTGCAGCACGTCATCGTCGGTCGGGATCGTGTCGTTCGCCGTGCCGACGCGGTTGCGGATCTCCGTGTTCAACTTGAGGTACCGCTTCACGTCGCGCGCGATCCAGATGTCGAGCGGGGCGCCGATGTCCCACGCCTCCTCGTCCAGCAGGGCGTCCTCGACGGTGTCGAGCAGCCCGACCAGCGCGAAGCTTGCCGACGTGATGTTGCCGGGGTCCGCCGCGTTGGTGTAGTTGCCCGACGTGCCCAGCGCGGTGAACGTGTGGTAGTAGTGCAGCGCGGCGCTACGACCCGCGAGGATGCGCGACGAGTACGACTCGACGTCGACCCCATTGTCGAGAAGCAGCTTCGCCGCCTCGCGATCGGGGATGTCGATCTGACCCAGCTGGTACCGCGCGCAGCGGTACGAGTTCGACGAGAAGTCGATCGCCAGCGGGGCGTAGTTGGTGGCCGACAACGCGACCTCGGACGCGATGTTCGCGTCGGTCGACAGGTCGACACCGCGCCACGTGGCATCGGTGGGGTAGGTGCCCTCGTGGGCGCCCATCTGCGTGATCGGCGCGCAGGTCGTGGCAAGCTGCCACTGACGCTCCTGTGCGACCGCTTCGTTGTAGAGTCCCTTGACCGCGACGCTGTCCACCGGTCGCTGCGAGGGGACGATTCCGAGTCCGCTGCTCATGATTCAGTCTCCGGTTACGCGGGCGTCGAGATTTCGACGACGTTGGGGTTGACGTTGATGCGGCAGAACGCGCCGTCCGTGCCGTCCTCGAGCGCGGTGCCGAGGATGTAGACGGTGTCTCCGTCGCTGTAGTCCGTGGGATCGAACGGGATGACCCGCCCGGTCGCGGCTTCGGCCACCAGCCGGTCGCCGTTGACGATGGTGGCGCCCGCGAGCGCGCTGCACTCGCCGAACGTGCACACCGTGACCGGACTGCTCTGGATGGCCGCGGTCGTCACGTTGACCCCGGCGCACTTGAGCGCCGCGACGGTCGCCTGCCCGGCGTCGTCGCAGATCACCCATTCATCCAACGAATCGCGGACGACCAGCCCGCGTTCAAGGATCGGCTCACCCGCCACACGCGGGCGGGCGGCATACTGCGTCATGATGCCCATGTTACTTCACCTCCGGCGCGTTCACGCGCTCCCATGCCTCGCTGAACGTGCAGCCCTCGGACTGCATCAGCGCACGCGCGCGCTCACCGAGCGACAGCGTGCGGACGTCCTCGCCAGTCGCCGCCATCGCCTTGCGGGGCGTCTCGGTCGGGCGAGCCTGCAGGCGCGACGTCACCATCCCATAGGCGACCTCGTCGCGCAGCCGCAGCTTCGCGAGTTCGTCGACCTCGGCATCGTCGATGACGTGCGATTCACGGAGCCGCAGCACGTCGGCTCGTGCCTTCTCCATGGCGAACTCACGCGCCAGCCGGTCGTAGTCCTCGCGAAGGCGCATGACGTCCGCGGGCTCGCTCGGCTTGGCGGGCTTCTCGCGCATCTCGACACCCGACAGGGCAGCCGCAATCCGCTCGTCGATCATGGCGGCGATCTGCGCGAGCATCTCGTCGTCCATCATCTTGGCACCTTCCTCGGCAGGTGCTTCGCCGTCCTTCATCTCCGTTTCGGGCGTGTCCACACGCACCTCCTCGGCTAGGGTGATGTGGCGAAGCTCGCCACGTTCCGCCTGGCCGCGCTTGAGGTGCGGCACAGACACGACAGAAAGTTCTTTCAGCACCGCGGGATGGGTCGCCCCGTCCTCGTCGGTCCAGTTGAAATCTGCACCGATCGACACGTACTGCACCGCGCCCGCATCATCGAGCGCCGCACCGATCGCGTTCCACTCGATCCCGAGATACAGCGCGCGCGCGTGCGTCTGCGGGATGCCCAGCGCCGTCGCCTCGTCGCGCGTCAGTACGCGACCACGCCGCACGCACCCGAGGGTGACGCCCTCGCGGTCATGCTCGCGCAGCACGGGCGGCTGCCACGTGTCGAGGTACGTCAGCATCGAGCCGACCCATTCGTCGAATCGCTGATCCCACTCCCACACGTCGCCGCCGTAGTGAATCGGGTCGTCACCGACCGCCCAAACCCACGCCAGCCCGTCAGAGTCGTGGCGCACGATCTCACGCTCGGACAGCATCAGGGTCACTGGTCCGCCTCCCGGCGCAGTCGCGCCAGCGTCTCGTCGTCGGTCGTCCTCGCCTGCTCGGCGCTGCGTCCGTAGAGGATCAGCCACCCGCAACGGCACTTCGGCGCGCCCTTGCACTGCGAGTCGGGCAGGCTCCACGCCTCCCACGTGTCCTCGTCCTCGGGCAGCCGGAACGTGATGCCGTCACGCTGCCTGCACACGGTGCAGCGGCTGCGGTCGGGGATGGACGTGCGGACGACAGCGGCGACCTCGACACCCTCGGGCGTCGGCGCCAGCAACCGCCCCTGCGATTCGATGGCGGTCCCGACGGCGCGAGCCTCGCGGGTCAGCCCGTCCGGCGTGATGCGCGAGACGAACGACGCGCGGTCAGCGCCCTGCGTCCATGCCGTCTCAACCTCGCCCTGCACTCGGCTGGCGACGGTCTCGGCGGACCGCTGGACAGCGGCAGCGGTGCGGCGCGCGGACTCGGACGCGGCGCGCTCAAGGGCGCCAGCAGCACCGGGCGACGCATCGACCGACAGCCCGCGGGCAACGGCGCGGGCTGCCTCGTCGGCTGCCTGCTGACCGACCAGCCCGATCATCGCCTCGCGGTACTCCGCGATCCGCGCTTCGTACCGTGCCACCGCGGCATCGTACACCGCGGCACGCTCGCCCGGTTGCCAGCCATCGGCCAGCGCGTCCCACACGTCAGCGCGGTGACGGTCGGCCAGCGCGTTGATGTCGCGGGTCAACTCGGCGTCGAGTTCCTCGCGCGCCTGCCAGTTGTCTTGCCAGGCAACGTCGGATTCGATCTCGGTCAGCGGGCGGTACGTGACGAACTCGCGACCGTCCGCGCCGACGACGGTCACGCCATCGTGCTCGGACTGCTCTACGGACTGCGCAACGATGCGCTCCGCCCACGCCCGCCCGGCGTCGCCGCCCCACAGGTCCCACGCGATGCGACCGGCAGACGGGAATCCGTCGTCGCCAGCGTCGGCGCCCTCGGCGGACTGGTTCGATTCGTGGCGGTCGAAGAAAGCCTTCATGCGCTTGACGGTGTCGAGCGACAGCGCCTTGCGGTTTGAAATGTCACGGGCACGCGCTACGCCCACCTCGGTCCCGCCGCGTCCGTACTCGCGCCGCCATTCAAGCGCGCGGGCGGCAGCCTCCGCGGCGCCCTTCGGTGGCACGTGACCGTCTGCGAGGGTGACCGGCTCGCGGGTCGGCAGCGGGGGCAGCGTGACGTTGGGTGCGCCGTCTCGCTTGCGCGTCTCGGCGTCCACGATGCGCTGCGCAGACTCGGCGGGCACGCCCGCAGCGGTGAGCAGCTCAAGCGCCGTCTCGGCTGCGATGGGCGCAACGCCGGGCTCAACCGGGTTGAGCGACCCCACGATCGCCTGCGCCGCCTGAATCTGACCGACCAGCAGCGTGCGGGCGTCGGACTGTTCGGCACGCTCGCCAAGCCCGAGGATCTCGCGCGCCTGCGCCTCGTCGTCTGCCGACCACGTGAGCAGCCCGCCCGCGACTGCCTGCGTCGTGCGAGACGTCCACGTCTCGGCGTCGACCTCGACATCGTCGACGAGCTCAAGCGACGGCAGCCGACCGGCGTATCCGATCTCGCGCGCGAGCCATGCCGCGTTCGCGCGTCCGTACTGCGAGCACAGCACTTCTAGACGCGCCGCGGTTTCTTCGGCGTCGAACCCTGCGACCTCCTCGCCCAGCGCGCGCGAGCCGTGCGCGGCAGCTGCGAGGGACCGGAGGGCGCGGGACAACTTCGAATCGATCTCGGCGTCGAGATATTCGAGCGTCGACCGCACGTCAGGCATGGACCCGGACGGGTACTCTACCGCGACCTGATACCCCTCGGGGTGAATCAGCCACGGCGCGTAACCGCTTGCCCACGACTGCAGCGTCGACAGCATCGCGGCGCGATCTGCCTCGGACTCGCCGGGCGGCGCGACGACGCGCAGCATTCCGGCGTCCATGTATAGGCGACGCTCGGCGCCGAGGAGCGCGCCCTTCCACCTTTCGAACAGCATGACGAGCGGGCGGTACCACGACACGCCCTCGACCTCGCCCGGCGTCCCGCCGTGCTGCAGGTGCAGCAGCCGGTCCCACTCAATAACCTCGGACCCACTGCGCGACGTCTGCCGCACAGCGATCGGGGTCGCGCTCGGGGTCTGCGGCCACTGGTATTGATCCACCGTCGATGCGTGGATCTGGTACAGTTCGACGCGGCGACCGTCACCGATCGGCAGCGGACGCGCGGACGTGCGCGCCTCGACCCATCGACGTTCGGCCAAGTAGAACCCGCGCCGGTAGTAGTCCGACAGCATCGGGGCGACGGCAGCCCATCCGGTTGCGTCGCCGTCAGCGTCGGGCGTCACGTCATCGACGAACAGCGACTGGCACAACTCGGCAAAGCGTGCCTCGTCGCGGGTCGCATCGTTGGGCGCGCGAAACTCCGGCACGTTGCGCGCGATGGTCAGCACGAGTTCTTCGGCAGCGGACGCGATGCGAGGGTGCCCGCGCTCCATCTGGTCGTAGATGCCCGGCAGACCCGACAGCCCGCGCACCGACTTCGGATACAGTTCAGCGGTCGGCTCCCGCGTGGGAACCTGCCAACCGTATTGGAACGTGGGTGTGCGCACGCTGTCTGCCATGTTCCAGAATGATACAGGCAGATCAAGCGTGTGTCAATATGGCACAGGTGCGGTCAGAAACCCGGACGGCGCAGGGCAGGTGCGGCAGCCCACGACACGGACGGCGACCGCCCGATCGCTGGCATCAGCCACGTGACACCCCACACGAGCGCGTCGAGACGGTCAGGCGACGCGAGCCCCGGCACCCACGAGCAGAGTTGATCCTCAAGCTCGACGTGCACGCCGACGTGGTGCACCCGCCCCTGCTCATACAGCGCGGCGACAGGTTCGGCACGGGTCGCCTTGCCTCGGCTCGCCCGCACCGCCTCGTAGGCGACCGACCGGTCAACCGCGCGGATCGTTGACTCG